AAGGTGATAAAGAAAACGCATCATTCGCATCTTCGTTTGGTTCATCATTTGGTGGATTAGCAGGCACAGCCGCTGGGCTAGCCGCTCTGGGATTTGGTATCAGTGGATTCTTTGCTGGATTAGTTGCAGGTGATGCGGCATTGTCCTACATGGACACTGACATGGGTGGTCTCAAAAAAGCCATGGTTGGATTAGGTGAAGCTTTTGAAGCAACGCCGACTAAAGGTCTTCTTGCAATGGGTGTATTGTTAACAGCAGGCGGTGCCATGGGTGCGCTGTTAGGTCCCGGCGGATCTATGAAAGCGGGATTTGGTATGTTCATGTTGGGTGCTGGAATAGGTGGTTTCTTTGCTGGTTTAGCCGCAGGAAGTGCTGGAATAGATGTGTTGAATACTGACGGTAGTGGCTTAAAATCCATGATGCAAAATGTGGGAGAAGGTCTTGCCGCATTTGTTGGTGATCCTGGCGCTTTAGCGGCACTGGGCGGTCTTTTAGCCGCAGGTGCTTTATTTGGTCAAGCACCCGGCGCCGCAGTGAAAGGCACACTAGGAATAGGATTAATTGGATTAGGTATTGGTGCCTTCTTTGCTGGTATTGCTACCGGATCAAAAGCAATCCAATTATTGGGTGCTGATGGTTCAGGTATCAGAAATGTCATGGTCAACACCGCTGAAGGTTTGAGTGCGTTGGCAAATGTAAAGAACTACAGCAATCTGTTAGCCTTCTTACCTGCAGCGGCTTCCGTTACTGCGGGTATGGCATTATTGCTTGGTAGCGAAGGTTTGAGTAGTGTGGGTAAAGGTGTTGCTAATCTGTTGGGAATAGGAGGAAATGGAGAAGAGACCGTATATGAATCACTTGCCAAAGGGTTGAATGAACTAATGTCTGTAGATTACAGCAATATAACAGAATTGGCAGCGGCTGGTGATGCGGTAGAAGGATTAGGTTTAGGATTTCAAGCATTAGCTGAAACAGATTTCAGCGACATGACCAACAACTTAGAAGAACTTGGTGATGCTGCTGGTTTTATGATACCACTGTTAGAGCGAATGTGGCAAGGTGGTGAATTTAAAGTTGAATCAAGTGCGCTTGGATTTGACACTTCAAAAGAATACAATTTCGGTAGAGGTTTGAGATCGATACCAATTAAACATATTTCTAAAACATTTGAAGTGGCTGGGCAAATTGGCACACAACCTAACGCAGAAAGAGCGCAAACAATTGCCAATAATACTGATATACAGGGATTGGGTAATCAAATTGTTGTAAATAATAATACGAATGCACCTACTCAAGTTAATACCCAAGTAGCATCACCAACACCAATACAATTAAGTAATCCTACCTCTAAAAATGGTTCCATCGCAGACGAATATACTTTTTAAAATAAAAAGGGACCCGAAGGTCCCTAGTAATCGTTTTGGTAATTTTAAAAGGTAGTCGCCCTTCCCGACTGATACTGCGACCGGATGCGGGTATCCAAGGTGATCAACCTCTATTCTTCAGCAGCTAATTTAGCGAAGTATGACATCGTATCATCTTCATCAGCATCAGCAGTCTCAGCGACAGCAGGTGCGGGAGCCTGCTTCATTGCAGGTGCTGCTTCTACTTTATCTAGAGATGGATAGTTACCAGCGCCATCACCAGCAGACAGACCTAGTACCATATTCAAACGCTGTTCCAACTCACCATAAGACTTAAAGTTACACGGATCAGTAAACTCATTAAGATCAAAGATTCGATCATAGATTTCTTCTAACTCATCATCTGATTCTGACAGAGGCGCAGTTGACGCGAACTCAGACTTATCGTAGTTTCTATAGCCTTCGACATTACGGATCTTCAGTTTGAAATCAGCGCCTTCCCAAAAATCAAATGGGTTGACGGGATCCTCATCTTGAAACTGTGGCTGCATTACATCCATGATCTTATCAAAGATTTTCTTACCATAAACGAACAAGAACACTTGCCCTTCATTGGCAGGATTGGATGGATCAGACACGACCATAATATTAGAGACATAATGCAATCGACGCTTTCTTTCTCGTGCAATGTCTTTGTCACGCTCGTCACCTGAATTCCAGAGTTTGGAATTAGATTCTGATACGGGATCAGATTGACCAATAGAAGTCAAAGACTTCTCAATGTACCATTGTCCGGTTGGACCTTTGAACCCATGATCCCAGTATCTTACCCATGGTAAATCATTGCCTTCTGCGGCAGGTAGAAATCGCAATACTGCATATCCATTGCCAGCCTTATCGACTGTGGGCTTCCAGATGCGCTCATCTACATATGATTTCTTTTCGGGCGTTGATTCACCAGATGCGGCAGATACAAGCTTAGAGATGGTGTTCCCTTTGGAACGTTTCAGATTTGCAAACGACATATTATTTCCTCGTATTTTAGTATGTTTTTGTATTTTCAGATTATCCACGTTATACATAATATAGTATACAGTATTTATACTCCACTGTCAATGAGTTTTTAACCAAGAGGCAGTTCATTACCTCTTGGTAAAAAGTTTAATCTTTTTGCTTCACCTTCTAGTTTTTCTTTAATTGGATCAGAAATATATTTTTTAACGTCTTCGATTTCCATTTGATTTTGTTCACAGATATGGACAATTGCATCAATGTAAGACAGTCGAGTTCTTGCAACAGTATCCTCTATCATACGAGTGAATTTTTGTTTAGATAACATCATTTCGCCAATTTGCATTATTGTTCCTTTCCAGTATAAAGACCAAGATCTTGGTATATATGACCTTGAGTTCTTTTGATTGAGCCATCGGCGTTGTATGCATGTGCTACTACTAACCACTTGGTTTTAAATTCCATTTTTTCACCGTAGTTAATATCAGACCAAATGCCTGTATTTAAATACGATTGTAAATTTTTTACATAAGTGTCAACTCGCTGAAACTCCATCCTTTCACGCATTTCTTTGGATGTAGATTGTTTCTTTATGCTCGTCAATAACATTTTGTTATACTTTAACCATGTTTTTACCTTAGTAGGTGATCTCCAATGATCGTCATTCAATTCACGAATAGACTCATGAATGGCTAAATTTTGAGCAGGACTTTTGGCTGCTCTTGCTTTCGCGAGTCTTTCAGTCGCGGCTGCTTTTTGTTCGGGCGTCATAGGTTTACGAGCTTTACGAATCTTTTTTCTAACGTGTTGCTCTGGTTCCGCATATTTCTTATTCATTTCTATGTTCCTCGTTAATATCTACAATAGCATCTAATAAAGGGGAGTCTTTTGTTATGAACCTCAATGCGGCAATATCTTTAGGCAAACAATGACCACCATAACCAAACTTACCATCAGGACCGGGTACTTGAGTATGTGATCTACCAATTCGAGGATCAATTGTAATTGCATCAATCATCTGATCAAATCCTTCGAATCCTATGCTGTTATAAATGCGATGCATCTCATTAAAGAAGGTCACCTTAGTTGCGAGAAATGTATTCTCAACATACTTGGCAAATGCTGCTTGTTGTAACGTACAATATTTTACTGTATTAAGGTCAGGTAACACGGGTTTAAACAACTCATCCCAAAATCTTGGATCGTCACCACCGTAGATTGCATAAGTCTGGTGTTCGAACTCTTCCATGGTATTGCGGTTCATGTTAGAACTACCTAAAAATTCAGGCGAACATGTAATGCTCTTTCTCATCCTTTTGAGTTTGTTAGGAGTCTCGCCACACAACCACACCGGATCAACAGCAGATTTGATCAGATACTTTACATTGCCATATTTGTGAAACACTTCTTCAACATGATCTGTATTACAAGATCCATCATCACGCATAGGAGTCGCAACACAGACAATCACACCATCAGGAGGATCGATGTGTTCATCGCGGTAGTATTGATGACCTTTTGCGGAATCATCGACAAAGATGTCAATCCCATTTCGTTTGTTCAGTACATACTCAATCGCTTGACCCACTGGTCCATAACCAGCGATAATTATTTTCATACAATAATTCCACTGCATGATTTGAGATATTCTTTTGCTACAGCATCAGCCGTAGGCACTACTAGAATAACTCCTGTTTTCTGAAACTTAACTTCTGAAATTTCGGGAGTACCTGTCATAGCCACAGTAGGCATAAATCCCAAATTATTACCATCAGGAGATACTATATGAGGATCACCAATTAAAAAATATTCAGGTGATTCAGATTTATATTTACCTACATATTCGGCGCCGGTCACAGCAACGATTGTTACTATTTCATTTTTATTCATGGTATACTCATTCCTAATGCGTAGTTTTCGGCAACGTCTTCTGCCCAGTTAATTGAATGTTCAGTGCAGTCAACAGTTCGAATATATCGTGACTGTTCATATAATTCTACAACATATCCTCGTTCCGTTTTAATAACGATGGCTTCATTTTTTCCGTTGGCAGACATATGCCTTGATATATTTTCTGAGATGGTAACCTCCTTACGATGAATTTTCATATTCTTACCTCCAAAGATAAGATCCCATTGTTCATCAAATTTGTTCTGTGATACTGATAGCGGTCTCTGTTTCGACCCTTTCCCGTTCATGCCACCACTCCGGTTTGTTGCGTTTAGTCCATTTAGCAAAATCTCGTTTTGCTTCCCAGTAGTAATTCCTATATGATGTTAAAGAGTCACCTTCTACTATGCAATCAGGGTATGATTTCATTGCAGGTGTAGGTTCTTCAAAATCACCTTGTTTTATTTTAATAGGAGGCATAAGTAGATGATACTCTAGTTTACGAAACGACTCGTGCACTCTATCATATCGATGCTGATATTCATTACAAGTTTCGGTCCACATTTCATACAACCAAGAATAATTTTTATCAGATTTTCTAACCCATATGTTTGAGGGGTGATTAATATGACTTGCTTTATATAGATGTTTATTTAAATCTGAATCAGGATGAAAATACCTAGCAATTTTTCGTCCGTTCGTAGTTCTACCATACCATAAATGACCGTCTACAACTCGATGTGCGGTGCTTAACAACTGAGCGTATTCAACACACATTTTAGATGCGTGTTTGTCTATATGCATTTGAGCACAAATTTTTGGATCAGGGTCTAAATAAAATACATTCATTTTTGAATCGACTTTTTCCTATCAATGTTAAAATTGTAAATATCTTTAAGTAATCCACGTTCTTCATGTGTCAGATCATTATACATCTTTTTTGTCTTCCGGTCAACTTTTCCGTATTTTCTCATCAACTTTGCTTTCTTACCGTTCATTCACTCAATTCCTCCATTGCCTTTACTACATCAGGGAAATGTACACCAATGATCTCCCAGCACTTGTCAGCAACATCCATGTGCTCTGCCTGAGTGCCATGCCCTCGTCTTAGATCACAGTAATGTACCCAAGATCGAAGCGTACCGCTCATGTATAGCGTTGTCTCAGTGAGACCTTCGGGTAACAGTGCTCGTGCCTGTTCTTTTGCGATACCACTGTTGAGTGCCATCTCATAGTAGTCCTTTGCAACCCTGCTGACTTCTGCTTGCATCTCGTTAAACACATTCTGAGCAGTCTTCTGACGCTCTGGGTCTTCGTGTTTCTCGCTCAGTTGACGATTAGTAGGGTGTTGTTTACGTGCCTCACGAGTCGTTACAAACGACTCTGAGACGGCATATCGTTGACTAAACTCTTGAAATGAGAAGGAC